ATGCACTAAGAACTCAGATCTGCTTGTTCCATCCTCACCTATCGAAGCGCCAAGACCAACGCCAGCTTGAACAACTTTGCCGTCAGAGCGAACTTCTGTCTTCACTTGCCAGTTGGCTTTTAGGTCTCCATCTAGGTTTGACACTGCTTGGGATGTTTGTTGTATAGATGCCGTGTTTCCGTTAACCGTTGCTTGAAGGGTTGAAATATCAGACGCCAGCGCACTGTCAGCATCGGTACGAGCCGTGGTTTCATTTTGTATAGATGCTGTGTTGCTATTTGCTTTAGCTAAAACTGAGTTTATTTGTGTTGATAAAGCACTATCAGCATCAGCTCTTGCTTGCGCTTCTGATTGAATTGCGGATGTGTTTCCAGCAGCTGTAGCGGCAACTGTAGAAATATCAGACGATAGAGCTGAGTCAGCATTCGCGCGAGCTGTTTGTTCGGCCTGAATCGCAGCTGTGTTGCTTGAAGCAGTCGCCGCAACAGTTGAAATGTCACTAGCAAGCGCACTGTCAGCGAATTCTCTAAGCTGTGTCTCATTGGTTATTTGCGTTTCAATCCCTGATATATCTAGCTCTATGCCGTCTATCTTCCCGATTTCATTAACCAGATCTTGGGCAAGTTCGCTCTCGCTAATCTGCCCTTGCAAGTAGTCGAGTATTTCCCTGGAGCTTTCGGATGATTTTCCGTAAACGCCAGCTTGCGTGTCCAGCGGCTTCCATTCTCCGGCCAGTCCGTTTTTGTCTAATAGCCTAGCCCAAAAGAACATTTCCGTACCATAACCAAGCCCGTTAACCGTGAATGATGTTGAAGGGTAGGCCACGTAAGTTAATGGATAGCTAGATGCAAAGTCATTGGTTTTGCTTGCCCTAATTTCAACTTGGCTAATGATGTTAGCTGTTGATGGGTATCCCCACTCAAGCTTTATCGACATTACTTCTGATTTTGTATTTAAAAATGACAATACAGGCGGCGGATCGATAATTCCGTCTAGCTGAGTAGCGTCAGAGTATCCCCATAATGAAGGTACGTTTAGCGAGTTTATGGCTTTAACGCGAACCAAGTATTCGCCAGAGTAGATGTCTGGCAATGTTACCGTGCGAGTTCCGGTGCGTGGAACTGATACCCAATCACCATTATCTCGCTTCCATTGCACATCATATTGAACTGCGTATTCTGGCGCATCCCATGATATTTCTGCACCCTGTCTAGTAACGCCCTGCTTGAATGAGTTGAATTGCTCAATCTTGATGTTGGTCGGTGCAGTTTGTGTTCTAGGCGGAACAACAGAAACAGGAAGTGGATCGAGCCTAACGCCAGTGTCTATTGCTTCAAATTTTCTATGGTCGTGAATTACAGTGGATATATCGTAGGTAATGCCGTCACTATCCGAAACTGAAATTACGCGAGCTTGAAGCGTAACAAGGTCGTCAGCGTCTATAGACCAAACCAACTGAGTTGAAGGCTTGCTTTCAAAGTTAGGCGATACGGTTATCTTTCTTCCGTCAATTCCAACGATAGTCTTTGAATCAATCGAACCATTAACCGTGTTTACGTTAAGCTTGTCACCAACTTTTGCAGGGTGATCTCTATCTGTGACTATGTAGTCGTCACCTGATTTTGAAATTCGACCACCAATTTGACGACCAGCGCGGTTTTGGTCAGCAATCTTAATGATTGAGCCAGGTTGTGGTATTTCACCATCAAGGCCAACGCTAAACGATACGCCGCCCGTTTCCATTCTTGACGTGTAAAGCAAATAAAGGCCAACACGCTGAGCCTGACCGCGAGAAGTACAGCCGAATGCGACAACCTCAGTCTTTCTGATTCCGTATCGAGCTATGCCATCGTCATCTTCTACGACTTCAACCTTTGATTTGTAGAAGTTTGATGGGTCATTCCAAGATACCAATGCGACGGTTTTGCGTGTTCTAAGATCGGTTCCTGAGTATTCAAATTTACCATCAATAACGTTTGAGTTTGTGTACTGGAAAACCGGATCGGACGGCATGTCAGCAACGGGAACGACTTGATTGTTGGCCCAATACGCCATACCTCGAAATATGCTTGATAGGTCATTCAGCACTCGAAGTGCATCGTTAGCTGATTGGATATAGCAGTTGGCTACAAATCTAGGCTCTAGGCCGCCGCTTCCGTCATCGACCATTTGGTCGCAATAAGCGCCGATTTGATACAATGCATAACGGTCAACCGATGGAGCCTTTATATACTCTCCCAATCCGTAAAGGTCATTTGTTAGGATGTCGTAGAAAACCCACGCTGGATTGTTGCTGTATGCGCTTTTGAATGTTCCGTCCCAAACGCCTAGATACTCTCTTGTTTCTGGGTCGTAGTTGGAAGGTACTCGAATGATGCGACCTTTCCAGTGATAAGCGCGAGTTGGAATGTTTTGAAATTGCTCTGCATCGATCTTTAACCCTACCATTGCGGTCATAGGATGACGGAATTTACCATCTATAACCTCGGCATAGTTTGATACATAAATGCTGTTTTGCAGCGTTGTAGACGATGAATCAGGAGTTAAACGTCTAACTCTAACAGTCCAATTATCCGCATCTGGTAATTCAATCCTGTGCGTTCTTGTGTATCCATTTACGGTCTTGCCATCGAATGATGAGCTAACAACCGTAACAAATGAACCGCCGTCAGTTGCCAAGTCAATTTCGTAATCAACCTTCGTGCCAACGCGATCCCCTGCATTGTCGCCAGAATCGAAAGTTTTTAGCAATGTAGGCGTGAAGATACTAACGCGCAAAGCTGACAGTTCAGAGCCGAATATTTGTTGAGTCCACGGCGTTGATTGCTTAACTTCAACATCAACTTGAGTAATGCTAGATGAGGCAGGAAATCCAGCTATATGTTCTTGGTCTATTGTTCCGACACGGTAATCCGTTTCCACTCGCTCAAAGTTGAGTGAACCGTCATCGTTTTGTATTGGTGTGCCATCAAGGTAAATATCCTTTAGTGGATCGTCAGGATGTGCTGGGCCGAAAACCTCACCATTACTTATAACGTCTAGAATTGTTGCGTAGGAAATATTGTGAAGACTGTCTGGCGACTCTACCGGAGTTCTAGCGCTTCCGCCGCTCTTGCCGCCACCGCCAGAACCGAATACTTTAAATCCGCCTTTTCTTGACTCTTTTTTAATGCTAGTCATTCTATTGCTGTTCCTCAGAATATAAGTCTCCCGACACTGTAACAGAGCCAGTGATTAATTCACCATAAAGCACTGGGATCGGGTTGCCTTGAGCGGTTACGTTAACGGGGCCGTTAAAGTTGTATGATGCGCCATTATCTACTGAGTTAGTGCCTGTGTTTCCGTCTGGAATCTGCACCAAGTATTGAACCGCGCCACCGATAGCCAAGCCAACACCAGCAGAGATCAAGTAAGGGTTGTATGTTACCGCACCAACAACGGCAAGGACGATACCACCAATAAGCTGAACACCACGGCCTGAACCGCCGATAACAGGAGCGATTCTGATAACCTCACTACCTGCCGGAGCATCCAAGGCATCTTCACCGATATTTTCATCACCAACAAAGACGGCGTACTCAACGTTTCGTTGCTTGCTCTCTGCTAGGTGCTGTCTAAATCCTGGCACCATGTGACCCATTGCTTGCATTGCTTCGGCGGTAGAATGGCAAACAAACTTATGGATAGCTCCAAACTTAACGGCAAGCTCTCCATAGAGTTTTATTGTTCTTGGTTCGTCATTTTGCATCTTTATGCCTCACCACGATACGAGTGTTGTCTTTCCAATATCCACAGTATACCACTCTTTCACTTAGTCTTGGCATAGGATGGTGAAGTAGCGCATTAGGAGCTGGATGTAAATTAGGTTGTGATTTTAGCGGTTGGTCGCCAATGTAAACGCCTCCGTGATTGGTCTTATCACTTCGGTATTGCATTAGGATAACGTCACCGAATTGCAGATCACCATCAACGGCATAGAATCCAGCTTTCTCAAAGTTGTTTAAATACAACTCTTCTGCGCCTTCCTTTTGCCACCAGAAGTCATCACGCTGAAAGTCTGGCAGGATTATATCCATTTCGCGCTTGTAAAAATCACGGATTAATCCATAGCAATCTAGCGAACCGTGAAAGAACTCACGACCAACTAAAGGAGATTCGTATCCGGTTGGGTTAAAAGAATGCCACCCAGTTATTGAAGGCTCGACTTCTGATGAGTCTTTACCAACTGCCACAATGTGCCAAGGCAATCCGGTTTGTTCGCAACTAACAAGATCTGCCTCTGATGGTTTTGCATTGCGGTCAATGTGAGAGTGAACAATTGAAAGCAATTGTCCTTGATCTTCTGCGTTAGCGTAGTCAGCCGCCGACATGCGAAAGTCTAAGTTGTTCTCTGCGATGTTTCGGCACCTAATGTATTTTTGCTTGCCACCAACACCGATAATTACACCGCAGCACTCTCTTGGGTAATCTTCGATTGCGTGTTTCTCAATTGCTTTTTTGATATGTGGCTTCATTAACTTAACCTGTCTGCTGATGGGAAAGAGCCAAATGATAACTGGCTATTTTCTCCGAATCGCTTTTTACAATCCGACACTCTACCGCCGCACTTGTCATCTGATGGGTCTGCTACTGGATTGCCATCCTTATCAAAATAGTTGGTTCCGGTATATCCGCAACCCGCACCACGGTAACCACCAAATCCATCCCTATCCATTGTTAGCCAGCCACAAACGTTAGCAATAACCTGCCTACGTGGAAGTTGCACTCCATCCATAGATAAAGGTGAGGAAAGAACAAAGCTTACAGCCTCACATGTCTCTCGCTCTTTCTGGCTAACTATCCAAACCTCATCAAAGAAGTGCTCTGTTGGGTCTGCGTTTGGGTTTCCGTCTGGGAAGTTTTCAGCGTCTAAATACTTAGCAAAGGTTCGCTTTCTCGTTAACTTAGCACCGACCAGATCATCAAAAGCAAGGCAAAGTGCACTGATAACGCCAGTTACTTTGTTGCCCTCTGCATCCTCGCCAATGTTTCCGACCGCGATTGATGGGTTAGGTTGCTGTTGATCACCAGTGCGTTGAAATCCTGACGCTTCAATTGCCCAAGGGTGATATTCGTTTCCCTGCCAGTAAATAATGGAATGGTCGTAATTGTGAAAGCGTTGAATATCACCATCCAAAGCGGTTAAATCAAGCTCGTAGAATGTGACTATATTTCCAGGCTGTAGCTTTTGAACGTCTTCTAAAATCATGGCTCAAACCTTTGATTGAATGTGCAAGATAGTGACCAGATACCGTTATTTTGTCCGTTATCTGAAATGTTCGTTTTGCTGTAGCCTTTACAGGTGAACAACAAAGCCTCGTCCGGCCTATCTTTGGGTGTAAAGTAAAACGGGATGTAGCCTTGATGCTGATCGAGAAAATAAATGATGTCAGCAATCTCGCTATACTTACCCTTAAACCTTAGCGAGTAAGAGTTTTCTTTGTTGTTAATTCCGTCACCGACTTCTTGAGCGTAACCATCACCAAATCTAGCCTCCAATACTCGAAAGTTAGATGAGCCGGATATTTCAATTAGTGGTGACCATTCGAATACTTGATACATTATCTTCTACCCTTCTGCGAATACTGCCAAATTGCACCGCCCTGCCTCATTGATTGGGCTTCTAGTTGTTTGAACTTGGCCTCTACAAACTGACCAATCTCAGCGCCAAATTGTTGCATTGCACTGCCGCCATCTGTTGAAACTGAACCGTCTTGACTTATGTTCACGTTGATAACTGTACCGCCACCTCCTGACGCGTCTTTATTGCTAACAACCTCGCCGCGAGTGTTTGGTAGCATGTATTGTTGACCGTTTGCGGCGTTAAACACTTCTGGCGCGCCATTCTCGTTGATTCGGTACATGCCGTTAGCATTAACTGGACCGCCATATTGACGACCGCCAGCTATAGCCGTAGCAGCAATAACACCAGCCGACGCATAACCCATAGCCCTAACAACGTTTGATGTCGCAACCGCGCCCATGCCTAGTATCCCAGCGTCATGCGCTAAAACTTGGTTTGCTGCAAGTTCGGCTGCAACTATAGCTTGAGCTACAGCAAACGCCTTTTGAACTGCAAACATGACCTTGTACCCATTAGATTGCTCATTCATCGACGCTAGCATGTTTGACGTCATTGACTGCATTCCGCTAAATAACTGGTTGTATATACCCAACTGAGCATTGGTAGCTTCTAACTGAGTGTTTACAACATCCTGCTGAACTTTCTTTCTTTCTTCTGCCAGCTGTGTGTCAATGGCAATTAAAGCGTCTGCGTGAGCTTGGGCGTTTCCTATGTCGTCCTGCCTAAAGCCCTCAATCATTGCTCTTTCTTGCTCTAGCTTCTCAATGGTTGACTCTTCATTATACGTGCTTGTTATGCTTCTGCTGTACTCTGTTGCTACTGCGTCAGGGTTGTCAGGGTCGGAAAAGTCATCACCCTCAATGCCAAAGTCTTTGATAAATGCTTTAGATGCCTTTCTAGATTCACGCTCTGCCGCTGCCTTATCTCTTTTGGCCCTAGCTAGCTTTTGCTCTGACTCTGTTTCTCTGGCGTTTGCTATGAGCTTATCGTATGACGCACTAATTGAATCAATAGTTGATTGGTTTGCGCCGTCCTCGGTTGCTT